AAGAAGAGTGGAACAACTTTATAAATTCTACTATTCTGCCAATCGCAAAAGGAATCGAACAAGAACTAACGAAAAAACTACTTCTTTCCCCGGAACTATATTTTCGGTTTAATTCGAGGGCTTTGTTTGCTTACGATTTATCGGAATTATCCACGGTTGGGGGCGAGGCATACGTTAAAGGGATTATGACCGGAAACGAAGTTAGGGGATGGATGGGATTAACGCCCAAAGATGGGTTAGACGAATTGGTCATTTTGGAAAACTACATTCCGCTGGGGACTATTGGCGACCAGAAAAAATTGAACGGAGGGAAACAATGAACAGAGACACATTTCAAAAAAGAAGTTTGATGATGGAAATTGAAAAGCGGGAAGACACCGGAAAGGGTGATTTATTCCTAGAAGGCTACTTTGCGGTTTTTAATTCCGACTATGAACTTTGGCCGGGGGCAACAGAAAGCATTGCACCGGGAGCCTTTACCGACTGCATTAGTGGAGACGTGAGGGCGCTTTATAACCATGACCAAAATATAGTTTTGGGAAGAACGACAAACGGAACCCTTGAACTAAAAGAAGACAGCCGAGGGTTGCACGGAAGAATCAAAATCAACAGAGACGACAGCGACGCCATGAACGCATATTCCCGAATCCAACGGGAAGACGTCAACCAGTGCTCTTTTGGATTTGACATAGAATCAGAAGAATTTACCGAAAACGGCGATGGCACTTGCCATTGGACAATCAAAAAGGTTAACCCGCTTTACGAAATCTCGCCTTGCGTTTTTCCGGCTTACGAAGAGACAGCCGTCTCGGCCAGAAAACACGACTTGGAAGAAATCAATAAAAGGAAAACCGACCAATGGCGCGAAAACGCCCGAAAGAAATTAGGAGGAAAGTAATGGCTCTAAAAGTTTTGATGTTGAGAAAAAAACTCAACGAAAAAAATAAGGACTTGGCAAAGCTGCGAGAGACGGCGGAAGGGTTTGAAACCCGTGAAGCCGAAATCGAAAAGATGATTGGAGAGGCAGAAACCGAAGAGGAAAAAGAAGCGGTTGATGCTGAAATCACAGACTTTGAGAAAGAAAAGTCCGAAAACGAAGATAGCGCAAAAGCACTAGAAACTGAAATCGCCGGAATTGAAACCGAGATTGAAGAACTAGAAAGAAGCGCACCAAAAGAGACCGAACCTATTGTTACGGTCGAAGAAAAAAGAGGAGGAAATATTAGCATGAACACAAGAAAATTTTTCGGCATGAACCACGAACAGCGAGATGCCTTTTTTGCCCGTGACGAAGTAAAGAACTTTGTTGAGGAAATAAGAACCTTAAAGACTAGAGGCGTCACCAATGGGAACCTGACTGTGCCGGAAGTAATGCTCGAAGTTTTGAGAAACAATTTGGAAACATATTCCAAGTTGGCAAAATACGTCAATGTAAAATCCGTAAGCGGAGAAGCAAGGCAACCCATTATGGGAACTTCTCCCGAAGGGATTTGGATGGAAGCAGAAGGCGAACTCAACGAACTTGACATGTCCCTGAACCAGGTTGAAGTAGACGGCTATATGGTCGGCGGATTTATCGTAATCCACAACAATTTGCTGAAAGACAGCACTTTGAATCTTGGAACCGAAATCATGGAACAACTTGGAAAAGCAATTGGTAAAGGCTGCGACCGCGCCATCCTGTACGGAACCGGTGTGAAAATGCCTTTGGGAATCGCTACGAGATTGGCACAGACTTCTCAGCCTTCCGGGTGGGGAACCTACGCACCAGCGTGGACAGACCTTCACACCAGCAACGTTAAAAAATTGAACGTCGATTCCACAACCGGGGCAACCTTTTATGCCTCCTTGATTGCTGCACTTGGAATTGCTAGTCCTGCTTATGCTACGGGCGGCGCATTTTGGGTTGTAAACCGAAAAACCCACATTGACTTGATGGCCAAGGCGTTGGCCTTTGATGCAGCCGCAGCTCTTGTAGCCGGGATGAACAATCAAATGCCAATCATCGGTGGTGACATTGTCGAATTAGAAATCCTTGGCGACAAAGAAATTATCGGCGGGTTCGGGTCTGTATATTTGCTTGCAGAAAGAGAAGGCGCGGCCGTTGAATCGTCCGAGCATGTAAGATTCTTGCAGAATCAAACTGTTACCAAGGGCTACGCACGTTACGACGGGATGCCTGTATTTGGCGAAGCGTTTGTTTTGGTATCTTACGATAACACTGATGCGGCGGCTACTAGTACGTTCCCAACTGATTATGCCAATACCGATCTAGGCGTCTTGGGCGTAACTGCAGCTGCAGGGTCTGGCTCTGGTGACACCGTATTGACCGTAACCGGAACCGAGGCTTCCGGCACAACTTTGAAATACAAGATTGGCGAAATCGACGTCAAGAGCGGATATGTACCAGTAGGATTTACGGCGCTGACATCCGGAACTACACAAATTACTTGTGTAGCAGGAAAGACTATCACGGTTGTAGAACTGGACGGAAACGGCAAGACTATCAAGTCCGGAAATGTAATCGCGGTACCTAAGGCATAAGGAGGCAAGCTATGGAGGACGCTCAAATTTTATTAACGCTAAAGCAGAACTTAGAGCTTCTGCATAGCGCCAAAGATGACTATTTAACAGATTTAATCAGAACTGCCAAAGAAGCAATCGCGAGAGAAGGGATTGTTTTGGGCGAAGATTACGAAGACTTAACTCTCGTTGTCATGTACGCTGCTTATTTTTATAGGCAGCGTGCGGGCGACGGGAAAATGCCAATGATGCTTCGCTCCGCCTTAAACAACAAATTGGTCTCGCAGAAAGCGACGGTGGCAGATGTATGATAGCGGAATCGTAAAAGTTTACACGTTAGGCAATATTGCATTGCCGGGAAATCTACCGAAGGAGGGGCTAACATTAGCCGCCTCCTTTTGGTATGAGGAAAGAACCGTCGGGGTGACAAGGTACACGGCGTTTTTGAAAACTGATGCGAAAATCGACATGCTTATAAGAATACAGCGGGACATCGACATTGACACTAGCATGGTTTGCAAAATCGACGATACCCAGTACCGAATTAAACAGGCGCAACCGAAACTAGATGATAATGGTCTTCGCGTGTATGACATTTCTCTGGAAAGGTCGGGTGATACATATGACATTGTCGAACCTTAGGGATGCGCTTTTAAGCGTAACAGATAACGTCTTTCACTTTGACGCTTCCGGGGCAACCGGAAACTATATCGTGTGGGCGGAAGACGGTCAAGATGATTCGGTGTGGGCGGACGGGAAAATGAAATCCCAAGCCATAACTGGAACGATTGACTATTTCACAAAAACCGAATATGACCCAAATTTTGGAGCAATCCAAACAGCCTTATCCAACCTTGGGATATCGTACCGGCTGAACTCAATCCAGCACGAAACTGATACAAAATATATCCACTATGAATGGGTTTGGGTGATGTGATGGCGAGAGTGACTATGTACGCCGGGGAAGATTACGCTTTGAGGCTATCCAAAATGGCAACTGACTCGGAAGAAATTGCAAAAAAAGCAATTTATGAAGGGTCAAAAATCGTTGCAGACAAAATCAAATCGAACCTTGAAGGGGTCTTATCTCCGGAAGCGACGGGCGACCTGTTGGAATCGTTTGGCGTTACGCCGATAACCAAAAACAAAGACGGAGACTGGAACGCAAAGATAGGGTTTGACGGTTACGACAAAAAAGGCGTCGCGAACCAGTTAAAAGCGAGGGTTATAGAAAGCGGAACATCCACAAGAACAAAGAAACCGTTTGTACGTCCGGCGGTCAATTCGACAAAAAAAAGAGTAATACAGAAAATGGGTGAAGTCATCGACGAAGAACTCAAAAAAATAGGAGGATAAAATATGACAGCAGTTAACAGTGCAGTAGTCAACGTCAAGCAACTAGTGTATGCGGTTATGACTGACAAAGACACGGAAACTTATGGAGCCGTGACCGCTTTGTCGCCGTTAATCAACATCAAGATTGCCCCGGCGTCTGACATGGCCAAACTATACGCCGACGGAAGACAAGTTGAAAACAAATCTTATATCGGCGACATTGGGATTGACATTGAAACCCAAGATTTACCTTTGGAAGTGCAAGCCGAACTACTGGGTCACGCCTTGGACACATCAACCGGAGTTATGACATACAACGAAGCAGATGATGCGCCGTATGTAGCCATCGGGTATGAGCGAGAAAAAGCCAATGGAAAATCAAGATTTATATGGCTGTATAAGACCATGTTCAAGGAAGTTGACGAAGAAGGGAAAACCAAAGAAGACAAAATGGAGTTTCAAACTCCGAAACTTTCCGGAACTGCCATTGCAAACAAAAACGGCGACTGGAAAAAAGTGGCGGATGAAGACGTTAAGGGGTCTGCAATTACAGACTTTTTGGCAACCGTGCCCGTTTCTGAACCTTATGACAGCGTTGCACCTACGGTTACGACCGTTCCACTTGACGCGGCAACCGGAGTAGCGGTTGGGGCGAGTGTCGTTTATACATTTAGCAAGGCGATCAACCCTGCTGATGTAACGGACGGCAACTTCTTCCTGTTGAAATCCGGAGCAAATGTGGCTTGCGGCTTAACTTTGGGAACCAACAACACGGTGGTAACAATGAAGCCAAGTTCCAATATGTCTTCCGGGACGTATATGGCAATTTGCACCAAGGATGTGCGAAGCGCGGCGGGGGTCAAACTTGCGGCCGCCAAGATTACCAGTTTCACAGTTTAACTTTATGGGGGCTTAACTGCCCCCTTACTTTTTAGGAGGAAATATGGAGATTATTTTAGGAGATAAAACTTACAACACAGCAGGAAAAAGCAAAGCGAGAATGTTTCGCGTTGCAATAGAACTATCAAGCAGAATGGAAAAAGGAGACATTACTCCGCAAGACCTAGACGACCTAGTTGGGTTTGTCTGCGACGTTTACGGGAAACAATTTTCCGTGGGCGATGTGTACGACGGATTGGATTCTGATTTATTGATGCCAACCATTACGGAATGTATCAACGATGTAGTTGGTAGGGTGGCGGATAAAATACAATCAAAAAACGAACTGGCGGCAGTAGTCAAGTAGGCCTGCCGCTGGATGAATGGATAAAGGAATTTTACCTAGACTTTTTGAAAAATGGATGGAAATTAGAACAGATAGACGAAATGGACATAGGCTTTTACTTCGACTTGGCAAATCAAGAAGAAGAAAAAGAAATAAGAAAACAGACCGAACTACTAGATAACGCCGGGCTGTAAGGAGGAAGCATGGGATTTGATATTGGCCCATCCATAGGGATTACGGGCGAAGCGGAATTTAAGACCGCGCTAAAAAATATAAACAGCCAATTCAAAGAACTTGGTTCTGAAATGAAGTTGGCGACTTCCCAATTTGACAAAAACGACAAGTCTGTTTCTGCGCTTACCGCAAAGAATAAGGTTTTGACAAAAGAACTTGACGCCCAAAAAGGGAAAATATCGCTTTTGACCGGGCAATATGACAAGCAAAAATCTACACTAGGAGAACTAGAAAACAAACTTGATTCGGCGAAAAAGGCCTTCGGGGAAAATTCGGATGAAGTCAGAAAAGCACAGAGAGAATATGACCAGCAAAGCGTAAAGGTTAACGGGCTAAAAACTGATTTGAACAATGCCACGGCTAACCTGAACAAAATGGATAGAGAGTTGGCGACAAACAATGACAGCATCAAAAAGGCCAGTAATAATTTTGGCGAATTAAGCGACACCATGAACACCAAGATGAACAAGGCGTTTGGCAAAGTTGCAGACGCCGCCAAAGTCGCGGGTGCGGCAATTGCTACAGGCTTTACCGCCATGGTTGCCAACGGGGTAAGCGGAGCCATGGAGGCAGAAGACGCCGCCGCACAATTAGACGCGGTGCTAGAATCGACAGCGGGCGCGGCCGGCATGACGAAAGAAGCACTAATTAAAATGGGCGACGCCATGGAACTGACCACCAAATTTTCGTCCGAACAAGTGCAGGCTGGCGAAGCAATTCTGCTAACGTTTACGGGAATTGGGAAAAAGACGTTCCCGGACGCGACCAAAGCCGCCGCAGACATGGCGCAAGCATTAGGAACAGATGTTTCTTCACAAGCCATGGTTTTGGGAAAGGCCTTAAATGATCCCGTGGCAGGAATCAGCAAGTTAACAAAGGTAGGCGTTGTATTTACCGATGAACAGAAAAAGCAAGTCACCGCAATGGCAGAGGCCGGAGACGTGGCAGGCGCGCAAAAGATAATTTTAGCAGAACTAAACAAAGAATTTGGCGGTTCTGCGGAGGCGGCGGGAGGCACCCTTTCGGGCAAACTTATAATTTTGAAAAACGCATTCGGGGCGGTGTCGGAGAAAATTGTTTCCGCGTTAATGCCATACCTTGACAAGTTTGTGGCTTGGGTCTCCGCTAATATGCCGCAAATTGAAGCAAAAATGACTACAGCGTTTAAGGGTGTTTCTAATTTTATAAAAAACTACGTGGTTCCGGTGCTGACTTTCCTTTTTGACCATATCGGGGCAATAAAAAATGCAATTCTTATTTTTGTTGGGGCTTTGGCGACGTGGAAAACAGCAATGCTAGTCTCGAACGCCATTCAGGAAATCCAAAATGTGAAAATGGTTGCAAGCGCGATTGCTACTGGCGGCGCAGCTGCGGCGCAAACTGCCTTAGGAACTGCCACGGGCGGGGCAAAAGCGGCGACGCTACTGTCAATCGGGGCAATGGTAGCGCATAAGGTTGCATTAGGGGCAAGTGCAATTGCAACCGGAGTAGCAACGGCGGCACAGTGGGCTTGGAACGCGGCAATGACCGCCAATCCAATAGTACTAATTATAATCGCGATTGCGGCATTGATTGCAGCAATCGTTTTAATCGCCACGCATTGGAAGCAGGTCACAAAAGCCATAATCGACGCATGGGATAAGGTTAAAAAAGTATTTGAGCCCGTTGCAAAGTGGTTTTCAAAAATATTTACTGCCGCGTTTAATGGAATCAAGAAAGCGTTTTCGGGCGTGACTGGATTTTTCAAGGGAATTTGGGACGAGATAACCGGGATATTTAAGAAAATAGGAACAACAATCGGAAACGGAATTGGCGGAGCGTTCAAGGCTGTTGTTAATTCGGTTATTTCCTTTGCAGAAAAAATGATAAACGATTTTATCCGGTCGATAAATTTAGCGATTAGGCTAATCAATAAGATCCCCGGAGTTGAAATATCGCAAATCAAAGAATTGAACATCCCCAAGATGAACGTCGGGACAAGATATTTACCGTCCGACATGTTGGTTTACGCCCATCAAGGCGAAATGATTGTGCCAAAATCTGAAAATCCATATGCGAATTCAGGTGGACAGATCACACCAACGGGCGCAAAGATTGAACAAACTATAAATATCTACAGCCCGCAATCTCTAAGTCCGTCACAGACAGCAAAATTAAACAAACGGGCCATGCAAGAATTGGCATTAAGTTTCTAAGGAGGTCAACATTGAAAACAATAAAATATATTAATGGAAGTGGCGATGAGT